GTTTAAACAATATTGTAAGGCTTATTCCGATTTGGCAAGTGACTACTCAATCAAGGTGCAAAGAATAAAAGAATTAGAGGGGATTAAAAGCGTGGGCGAATGAAACTAGAAAATTGTAAATTATGCGGGTCAGTTCCAATAATATATGACCATAGAGGAATAGGAGATATTGTTTGCCAAAATTGTGGAATAAAAGGATGTTTAACATACGATGAATACGGATGTAAATATAGTATATGCCATTTTAGCGGAAAATTTAGAACTACAAAAAAACAAGCAATAATAAATTGGAATAAGATCAATAACGAGGTAGGCGAATGAAATGTAACGGATGCATTCACAATGTTAATAACTATTGCGAGAAACACAAAGAGGAGTGTTCCGACAAGCGAGCAACTATCGGAATGTGTAAAGAAATAAGACATAATTTGTGCGATAAAATTTTGACTATTTTAACTATTTTTGTATTTATATTCTATTTGATTGATAATTTATTATAGAAAGGAACAACACATGGAAATTAAAAAGGAAAATGATTTTGCTTATAATTTAGAATTTATAATGAGAGAATTAAAACTAAACCAATCAGATGTTGCAAATGTTATGGGTGTAAAAAGACAGTCGATATCTCAATATTTAAAAAGAGAAACATTCCCAACTATAGATAAGATTGTTTTGTTCTGTAATTATTACATGGTTTCATCAGATATGATGTTAGGTATTGACGTTGATGTAATAAGAGATTTTTACACTAGCAAAATAGTATCCGAAATCGAAATATTTTTACAATCGATTAAAGGAGGAAATAATGGCAATTAAAAAGATTAAAACAACTCCATTTGATGAACAAGAATTCATAGACGATTTACTCTATCCGTTGCAGGACATTGTGGCGGAAACAAATTATAATGTACTTAGTGTAATTTCAAACAGATTAAACAAAGTTGGCAATATGTCGGCTTCGGACGCTCAAAGGCTTAGTCAAATTGTCCGAATGCAAGACTTAGCAGAGATTAAACTAGAGATCGCAAAAGGTACGAAAAAGACACTTACAGAAGTAGACAAGATTCTTGATTCTGCTGCCGAAAAGAACGATCAATTGTCGGAAAATTTATACGTGTATCGCGGAATGAATCCGAGTAGCTTCAAGCTAGATAAAAGACTGGGTTTGATTGTGAATGAAGCGAGAAAGTCAATCAAGGATGATATAATAAATCTTTCCAAAACAAGTGTTATGCATTTGAGTTTTTTAAAAACAAAAGTTCCGATCGAAAAAGCTTATAATTACGCTATAAATCGTGGAATATTGGAAGTAACAAGCGGAATTACAAATTATCAAGCCGCAATTAGAAGTATTATATCTGAATTTGCAAATGATGGAATGTGGTCAGTTATTTACAAGAGTGGATTTGAAAAGAGATTAGATTCAGCTGTAAGAATGAATGTATTAGGCGGAGTTTCCATGTTAAATCAGGAATACAGGCGCGAGCAAGCAAGTCAATATGGCGGAACTCATGTCTATATCTCATTGCACGCAAATTGCGCCGAGGATCATTTGGAGATTAATGGAAATGATTATACTGAAAAAGAGTGGGAGCGAGTTTCACGCACGTTAGAACGTCAACCTGGCGAATTAAATTGTAGGCATTCTATCAGCTACGGAATTACAGGTATTTCAGAAAATCCATATAGTAAAAAGGAACGTGATGAAGCCGAAAGAGAATCCACTAGAAAAGTCAGTTATCAATCTGATAAAAAAGATGCTGATGGAAATTATATCACGAAAGAAACTACAAAATATAAAGCCAGTCAAGTTCAACGTGGAATCGAAACAGATATCCGAAGATTAAAAGACCAACGAAATCAATTGGATAAGGTAAATGACAAGATTGCTGTTTCCGAATTAAATAAGCAAATTAAGGCGAAAACTGTATATTATAAGCAAGTCAGCGAGCAGGTCGGATTAAGTCCGAAATTGAACAGATTAACAGTGTACGATGGAAGAAAGTAATGCGATTAAGCGAGTAGAAATACTTGCTTTTTTGCTGTTCAAATTTATAAAAACACTATATATTGACAGAAACACGCAATAGCTATACAATATAAGGTAGAATAAAGCAGTTGGCGAACTCAAAACGTAAACTCTCTAGCGGACAGTAAAACGCTTTAAACAACTTATTGAGAAAAGGAGAATCAAAAATGGGATTTACAAAAAAGGAAATGGAAGAAAAGGGATTTACAGAAGATCAAATCAGCTTTGTAATGGCTGAACGTGGCAAGGAATTAAATGAATCAAAAGCAAAGCTTGAAGATTTACAAAAACAGTTGTCAGACAAAGAAAGCATGATCGCTGATTTGTCGGAAAAAGCAAAAGCTATTGATGGTACAGAAGCCACACTCAAAGAGTTGCAAAATAAAATTACAACCTACGAACAGACAGAGCAAGCAAAAATTGAGCAAGAAAAACAAGCGAAAATCAATCAGGAATTGTTAGAACGTTTTAGCGCAATCAAGGGTGAACAAAAATTTAACCATGATTTAGTTGAAAAAGGACGTTTTGAAGAATTTAAGAAAGCACTTGCTGACGAACAATTTAAAGGCAAGGGAGATTCCGACATCTTTCAAGCAATCGTAAAACCTGAGGATTTAGCAAATCCACAACAACAACCAATTATAATGCCTGGCGGAAATATTGGAACACATAAATCATTAGAATCAATGAGTTATGACGAATATAAAGCTTTTCGACAAGGCAAGTAAAAAGAAAATAGGAGATAAAAACCATGTCAAACACATTATTAACACCTGATATTATCGCAAAAGAAGCACTTATGGTGCTTGAATCAAACTTAACTATGGCTAATTTAGTTCATCGAGATTACGCAAATGAATTTGTGCAAGTAGGAGATACAATTACAGTAAGAAAGCCTGCTTCGTTTGTTGCTAAAAACTTTCTCGGAACAGTAGAAGCACAGGACATTACAGAGGGTTCAGTAGATGTTAAACTTGATCGTTATCGTGATGTAACTGTAAATGTTACAGCAAAAGAATTAACACTTGACATCAAAGACTTTTCAGAGCAAATTGTTACGCCTGCATTATCTGCGATTTCACAAGCTATCGACATCGACCTTTTAACTGTTGGTATCGCACAGGCAGATACAACAGTATCCGTATCTAGCACTCCAGTTATTACAGATATCTCAGGAGTTGGAAAAGCTTTAGACATTAAGAAAGCGCCTAGAGCAAACAGATATTTAATGTTGCCGCCTACCACACTTTACAAATACAACACTCTTGATAATTTTGCGAAAGCAAGTTATAAAGGTGATTCGGACGCGTTGAAAACATCTGAAATCGGAATGGTTTACTCATGTGAAACATTTATGACGCAGAACGCTCCTGAAAATGCATCAACAACGCCTGGAACTGTAACAGCTTTCAAAGTTGTTGGAACTAAAGGTGCGACAGAATTCACAGTATCAGCAGGATCCGCAGCAACCGCAACTATTAAAGTTGGTGATAAATTTATTGTAGGTGGTTACCTTTACACAGTAACCGAAGATTTAACACTTGTATCAAGTGCTGGTACATTGAAAGTTGATCAGAAAATCCCTGCAACAATTACAGATGCAACTTCTGTAAAAATTATTAACAAGGCTCATGCTTTAGGATTCCATAGAAACGGACTTGCATTAGTAACGCGTCAGTTAGCACTTCCAATGGGAGCAGCTAAAGCAGCGGTAGCAAGCGCAAACGGATTAGCTGTTAGGGTTGTTATGGATTACGATGCATCAACAAAAACAGACAAAGTTTCATTTGATATTATCTATGGAGTAAAAGACCTAGATGCGAAGCTATTAGTAGATTTTGCTTAATCATTAATCACACAATCCCCAATCATTCATTGAGTGGTTGGGGTATTTAAAAAGAAAGTGTAAAGGAGTAGCAATGGCATTTATAACATTTTCAGAATATAGCGCGTTTGGTGGTGGATTAACAGAAGATCAATTTGATATATGGGAGCCTAGAGCAGAGCGCAAGCTAAACTACTTCACACAAGATAGGCTCAAGAGCGCTACAACCATTATCAGTGAAGTAAAAGAGTTGTTGACAGTTTACATTGACAAGTTGGTAACAAATGTTGATACAGGCAATGTAAGAAGTTATGGCAATGGGATAGAATCGTTTAGTTATTCCGACAATCAAAAGTCATTGTTAGAACAAGAATTGTATCAGTTGGCAATTGAGTATTTACCGGTAGAGTTAATCAGTGCAAGCCTAGACGATGATTTTGAGTGAGGTGGTATGAATGTATGATAAACAGATAACCATTTTAAGCAAGATTAAGAAAGAAGATAGTGGAGTTGGTGCAACAACTGACACATGGAAGAAGACAGTTTTATTTGGGTGTGAGTATAAAAAAACTAGCCATACAGATATTAATGGTAATACAGTTGGAATCGGTTACGATTTTACAATCTTGATTCCATTTGGAAAAGATTATCTTCCATACTCAACGTGGATAATTGACACAACCAAAGGCTTTTCGGTCAACGATGAAGATTATATCATTTGTGGCGAAAACGTGTCAGAAACGCCAACAAGCGGCACTATATCAGCCATTGCGAATAAATACAAGAAAGATTGTTGCAAGGTTAAATTTGTAAACGTGGCAGACAGTAACAGCATGGCAATGGTGCAAGTACAAGTTAAGGGAGTGTGATGTTTTGTCAAGCAGAATTGAATTAATTTGGAATGAGGACAAAGCAAAGATTGTAAAGCGAATTGTAACGGATAATCCCGAAGTTGGTAGTTTTTACAGCGAAGAAGTCGCAAGGGCATTAAACAAATATATTCCGATGCAAACAGGAATGCTGGCAAATACTTATGATACCACACCGAAAACAATCACTTATATACAGCCTTACGCAC